ATAAATGACAACAACAATTTGTTTAGTTGCAATATTTAAAAATGAATCTCACATTTTAAAAGAATGGATAGAACATTATTTGAATCAGGGAGTAGATAAGATTTTCCTCGTCGATAATGGAAGCACTGACAGTTACTACTCTATCCTACACCCATATATATCGACAGGAAAAGTAGACCTAGTACTTGATAATAAAAAACATGCACAGACTGAACTATACAATAAACATTTCTTACATAAATGCAGAGCATATGAATGGGTTATAGTTTGCGACCTCGACGAATTCATATATGGTAGAAAGTATTGCAACTCTATTAAAGATTTTTTAAGTAAAGTTCATCCTAGTTTTTCCCAGATATTTATTCCATGGAAAATGTTCGGTTCGAATGGATATGATACAATGGCACAAGAGCAACCATCTAGCGTAATTTCAAATTTTACGAAAAGAATAAATAATGATGACATTCGGCATAATAGGTTTAGGTCTTTTATATATAGAGGTCATATAAAGTATATATATTCTAAAACAATTATCAGAACAAAATATTTATTAAAATTTGACGTTCATTGCTCTCATACATCAAATAACAAGTACATGACATCCTATGTTTTACCGAATAATCATATCCATCCAAATAAAAACTTTGTAGAAATAAATGAAAACATAATTGAAAATTCGGCATTACATTTGAACCACTACGCTATTCAGTCATTGAATTGGTTTATGAAAGTAAAAGCAACAAGAGGAGATATTAATTCATCAAACAATGAAAATGTACGAAATATAGGATATTTTAAAGAGTACAACTTTAATGACATAGATGATAATGAACTTTCAAATATAACAACGAATAAATAGATACCTAACTAATATTTTGTTCAGAATATAAATATAAAATATTTATTTGATAAATACTTAAATGTATAAGAATATATAATATAGAATGTCAGGAAAATACCCCCCAATGAATCGCAATAATAGATATAATAATAACAATAGTAATAATACAAACAAATATAGGAATGATGATTCGAATAGAGGTACCGGTCCTGGGACAGGGACAGGTCATTCGTTTGCGAATAACTACGACAATGGCAACGGCAACGGCAACAGATACGACAATCGTCGTCAGAATAGAAACAATGTAAGAAATGATAATGGTTATAATGTCAATGAATATCAGAATAGTGGTTTAAATATAAATAGGAATGAGGTTATTTCAAATCCAAATAGTGAAAATGTGGTAGATGCCGCAACGAATGGGACCAATACATCCGTTATAGATAATTATACCCCGAAGGAATTTGACAAATGGGAAGATTTGGAAAATGTCATAAGTGAAAATCTTATGCGTGGAATTTATGCATATGGTTTTGATTCGCCGAGTTTGATTCAGAGAAAGGCGCTTCTTACTATTTTTGATAAAAAAGATATTATTGCACAGGCACAATCAGGTACGGGCAAAACGGGTGTGTTTACAATCGGTGTATTGCAGAAAGTAAATACGGAAATAAATAAAACTCAGGCGATGATTTTAGCACCAACGCGTGAACTTGCAAAACAGATTTATGATGTTATCACGTCGATTGGGTCACTGATTAAGAATATGCGTTTTCATCTTCTTATTGGAGGAACATCGACCGATGAGGATTCTCATCAGTTAAAGACTATCATGCCGCATATTATTGTGGGATGCCCGGGACGCGTGTATGATATGATGCGTCGTAACAACATTATTTCCAAAGACATTAATTTGCTTGTATTGGATGAGGCTGACGAGATGCTTTCGGTAGGATTTAAAGACCAAATCTATAATATTTTTCAATATTTAAACCCTGATATTCAAGTTGGTTTATTTAGCGCAACGATGCCAAATGAATTGCAGTCTCTTACGGATAAATTTATGCGCAATCCGGTACGTATTTTAGTAAAGTCAGAGACGCTTACTCTTGAAGGTATCAAGCAGTATTATGTTGCTCTTAATGATGACACACAAAAGTATGCAACACTAAAAGATATTTTCAATATTATTTCAATGTCACAGTGTATCATCTACTGCAATAGTATTAAGCGCGTAATGGACTTGACGGATGCAATGATTAATGACGGTTTTCCGGTATGTTGTATTCATAGCAATATGGATAAATCGAAACGCGATGAAGCATACACGGACTTCAAAGCAGGGAAACATCGTGTTCTCATATCTTCAAATGTAACATCGCGTGGTATAGATGTGCAGCAAGTTAGAACGGTATTGAATTTTGATTTGCCGAAGTGTGTATTTAACTACTTGCATCGTATTGGGCGATCAGGGCGATGGGGTAGGAAAGGAACGGCGATTAACTTTGTTACAAGATGGGATATTAAAACAATGAAAGATATTGAGAAACATTATCAGACAGTTATTGAGGAATTGCCGGCGAATATTACAATTGACTAATTTGCAGATTTGCAGAGTTGCAGAGTCGGATACTTCGCAAAGATAAATTTAATAATAAAATAAATTCGTATATTTATTTTATTATTTTTATGCTAAGATATAAATATGTTTGATCTTGAAAAATATTTAACAGAATTAAGGGATGCACAAATGAAAAAGCTGGAAGCTTTGAACGAACATGGGGGTAGTAATACGGACAAGAATAGCGCGACATCCTCATCCTCATCCTCATTTAAGTTCCCTATTTCTTATATTGATAACAAACAAGAGATTAATGAGAATATTATAAATGATTTAGAGTTAGTAGAATCGAAGAACCCTGGTGAACCATCTATGTATAGCCATATATTCAAGCCAGAATCAATATTTAGCAAAAAGTTTTTAAATGAATGGAGCAAATACTATACAACGGATATTGCATTTTTGAAAGATTCGCAAGCATTCTATAAGAGGTATGTTAACCTATACGATGGTGATTTAAAGGCAAAAGTGACGATAACTACTAACACAAACGAAGTAACAATAGACCCACATGATATTTTTGAAAAAATAGATAAATTATGGATTGATATTGCTGGGGATAAAAATTTCAAACAACGTTTTAACTACATCGATATTCCTGTTTTAGACAGACTTAACAAGTCGCCAGGTTTTTTACAGATACTAAGTCTCTACAATCTTACATCACCAGTTATCTCTCTTCTTTCTCCGCTTATACTACTTATTATACCATTCTTTCTTCTTAAGATACAAAAAGTGAATATCACCGTATCAGGTTATATAACAACACTTAAAAAAATATTTGCCACGCATCCACTAGGAAAAATGTTTTCTTTACTTGATTTTTCTAGTATGCCTTGGGATAAACGCATATATGTGATAATGTCGTTTGTATTTTATGTTATTCAGGTCTATCAAAATATAATGTCATGTTATCGGTTCTACAAAAATATGATTCTCATTCATAAGAATATTTTTATTCTTCGCGACTATTTCAGATACACTTCTCGTAACATGGAACATATGATAAGCATGTCATCTTCCTTGGAAACATATGCAAATTTCACCGCAGACCTTGTGAAAAACAGAGATAAATTGGAAAAATTATGTAAAATATTTGATAAAATAAAACCTTTTTCATTATCATTCGGGAAAATGCTTGATATTGGTAAAATAATGAAAATAAATTATGAAATTTTTGTTGATAATGATATAAAACAATGTGTAGACTATAGCTTCGGATTCAATAGCTTTTATGAACAGGTCGACCATTTGAAGCAGATAATTGATAGTGGTAAAATAAATATGTGTTCTTTTATTGAGGCAAATACTGTGGAAGAACCCGAAGAGCCTGAAGAGCCCAAAGAAGAGGAAGAAGCAAACGTGGAAGGAAAAAAACACAAAAAACGTAAATCCAACAAATCCAACAAATCGACCTCATCGATGGTCTCCACGAAATCTAAAGATACTGAATATTCAGAGGCAAAACCCACCTCAAAAAATGTTACAAAATTTAAAAATTTATACTACCCACCACATGAAACTCCTGTAAAAAATAACGTGATTATAGATAAAAAAATTATTATTACAGGACCAAATGCTGCAGGTAAAACAACGGTTATTAAGTCGACACTTATGAATATTATATTATCCCAACAAATAGGGTATGGATTTTATGAGACTGCTAAAATTAAGCCGTATGATTACTTACACTGCTATTTGAATATTCCGGATACATCTGGACGCGATAGTTTATTTCAGGCTGAATCTAGAAGATGTAAAGAAATCCTGGATTGTTTAGAAAAAAATAGCGATAAGAATCACTTTTGCATTTTTGACGAACTATATTCAGGAACAAACCCGTATGAAGCAGTTGCAAGCGCATACGGATATATCGACCACTTGTCTGGTATGAAAAATGTTGACTTGATGCTTACTACACACTATATCGAGTTATGTAAAAACTTGAAATCAAACGCTAGTGTTAAGAATTATCATATGAGTGTAAAAGTTTTGGATGACCATAAAGTAGAATATTTATATAAATTCAAAAAGGGAGTTTCAACAATTAAGGGAGGAATAAAAGTTTTATATGATTTAGAATATCCAGAATCAATTATTACAAGTACTAAAAAAATTCTCGACTTATGTAATTAAGGACTTTGCAAATTAGCAAAATAACAAAATAACAAAATAACAAAATAACATTAAGCGTTAAATATTTTATTTTTATTTATGTATAAAAATAAAAGATGTCTCTACTTGCTTCACAAACTATTTTTAGTATATTATTTACATTGTTGATTGGTGTTGCTTTATACTATTATATAAGATATAAGACACGTGTTTTAGAGCTAACTGTTCGAGAGCAAGCAAAAGTATTGCAAAGTGTAATCATGAATATGAATAGTAATAATGAAAATATAATGAATATGGTTCAAAATAAAACACAAGAAGAAATTATTTCAGATACTGTTGCCAACGATATGAATCGATTTCGTCAAGTAAACTCAAACTCAAATAATCAGTTAATTGAAGTTTCCGATGAAAGTGACAGTGACAGTGACAGTGACAGTGACAGTGATGCTAGCAGCAGTAGCACCAGCAGTGGCAGCGACGATGAGAGTGAACATGACGATGAATCTCCGGAGGATGTCACAAATAATGATACTAGAAAAATAGTATTTAATGGTGGGAATGATTGTCACACTGTAGAACATTTAGACGGACCTGATGTAAAAGTAATCGAGTTAACACACCCCTTGTATCCCAAAAATGAGAATGAAGATAAGAATGGTCACGGAAATAACGACGACGATGATGATGATGATGATGATGATGACGAGGATGATGATGAGGTGGATGGGGCGGATGATGATGAAGATAGCGACAGCGAGTCTCTGCCACAAGAACTAGATATACAACATGAGAACCATGAGAACCATGAGATTAAGGAAAATGTTGTTATAAATGAAAATACGAATAAAATCCAAAACCACCATGATTTAGAAACAGAAACTATTTCGGAAGTTATTATCGAAGATAACTCTTTAGACAACCTTTCTGTAAAAACAGTTTTCAAAACGAAAGAGACAAAAGAGACAAAAGAAACAAAGGAGACAAAAGAGACAAAAGAAAATGAGTCACATTCTGATTATAACTCAATGAATGTACAGTCTCTTCGACAACTTCTTAAAACCAAGTTATCCTGCGAAGGTACAAATATGAGCGAAGCTTCTATTAATAAACTTACAAAAAAAGAACTGATTAAACACTTGTCATAAAGCAATCATTAAATAAAATAAATAATATGAATATGAATTGGAATGTTAATATTATTTTTATCTAGTTTTAGTATATATTATATATTATAGTATCAATGTCTTGGGCTACTTGCTATTCAGGTTCAAATAATATTCATTTTAATTTC